CCTGATCCCGTGAATGGATCCAATATCGTGCTATCAGCGGGTGCCACCAACTGTATAAGATAACGCATAAGAGCAACTGGTTTCACCGTGGGATGGTTGTTGCCCACATTTGCGTATTGCGTGTCATCTGCTACTTTGGCCATACGCTCACCATCCACATACGCACCTTTCACATCTCCAAACGGTGCTGGAATGTGTGCGAGTGGATCTTTTTTGCCCAAATCCCTGTTGTGCTCTAATATCTTATGCTTCAATCTCTGTAGGTTGGTGCCAATCGATGGATCCCACAGCGGATGATTTTTCACATCTCCCTGTGAGTAATTGGCCAGGGGATCTGGTATGTGATCCTGCTCAAAGCCACAGTGCCTCTCTCGACGGCTCACTTTGGGACAATAAAAATACTTTTGATAGTCTGGTATTTCACCCAACACGTTAGAGGGGAATCTGCCTTGTTTGGGTAAGTCTTGTTCCGTGCTCACCGCACGTTTGATAGTTCGAAATCCCACTTGGTTGTCAAACATACCTATACGCTCACCCGCTACACCTGTGCCACGCTCCATAGGACCTCGCTTGTTGTTTAGATATTCCTGGATGTCTGCCTCGTCCTCATATGCGACCCTGCTGGCATCTATGTTGAGTGCTCCTGTACCGTGCTTCAACACGTTGTCTATGGTGCTACCCCGGAATGGTTTTCTTGCCATCACTATGGGTTCGTGTGAGGGTTTGAGTGCGGTCTTCCAACCTGACCATTCATTATTCTTTTCATAAACTTCTTCATAAAGATTATTTTTGTAATTTTCAGACTCCATTGATTTTGCTAACCTATCACCATTGATATTTGGGAGCCTACGATAAATCTTATGTGTTTTGTTGTGTTTATAAATGAAGTCTTCAACTTTAGTCATTTCATCTATAGAAAACTCTACTTTTTCAAGTTTCATACCATTGCGTTTGTCTATCGCTTTGCCTATGTCCTGTGCCTTGGGAAATCCTGAAGCATAGATCCACATCAATTGATCACGGATCTCAAAGCCCACTGATTCTATGTTGGTGGCCAAGTGATGATAGGTCCTTGCGGCACTAAAGGCCAATAAGTGGCCACCTGGCTTTAGAACACGCAGGCATTCCTGCCATATGTCTATGGCACCTGTGTTTGAGTCCCACTCCTTGCCTAAAAATTCTATGCCATAGGGCGGATCTGTGATGATGCTGTCAAAATGATTGTTGGGATATTGTTTTAAAGTTTGGGCTGAATCACCCTGGTGTATAAAATGACTCATTGGTTTTCCTTTCAGGTAGCAGTCAATGTTTCATCTATTTAACTTGGGGTGTTTGGGGGATTTGGTGTTTTTGGATGTGTGATCCTTGATGTTTTGGATTTATCTGTGGGATCACACACCCTGTAGGTACAACCAAGTATCTACACAACAGCAGGCTGTGTTCATATATGGCCTATAGAATGGAGGCCTTGCTGTCATAGTACGATTATAGCACATTGTGTGTGCTTGTCAACCTGCGATGATGTATGTGTTGTGGAATTTGTTTGTGCGGCTTTAAAAGACGTCTGTGTGGGTTTAAACACCATTTGTGGTGATGATCACAGCACGGATAATATGGCATACTATAGGAACGCTGATGACCATCACCTTGTGTGCTTGAGACCCATAACACATGGCAATAGGTTGATCTCCAGCACTGAATTATTTAAGTGCGATCTCATATTAAAGGGTGTGATCTGAGTAATATACCAAAACTATCCAGGATCACACCCCCCGTTAAACAGCACACGGGTAAAATGACAATGTATCGCGAATGCGACCCGTGTGCTGAAATATTTATTTTGAACCAATTTCAGGTAGGTTTTTTTGTGTCTTTCATATATAATAATAATCATGGCAAACTATAAAACAGCATTGACAAGCATGAACAAATATAATTTTTTGGCAAAAAAATATTATGGCTCTACATTCGCACAATTACCACCACACAAAAAAGACAAAGTGATCACTTGGGTCACAAATCACAATCCCAATCAAGGCTCAAACAAAGACAGGCGCAAAGGCAGATCTTTAGGCAGATTCATCAAAGGCAAATTATAATCAATCTCAAGGATGGCCTCCAATTGTTAGGCTGTGATCACTGTGAAGGAAACCAGTAGCAGTGTCACCTGATGCGATTAGATTGATATCGCGATTGACACAAAGTCTGTGCTATGAAGGCTGACCACTACCTTCTGTAAAAAACACAACGCACACGGGTGAGGAAGACCCGCACAGATATGGTCTGCGTTTGGCTGACGGCCTGGGTTTCCATCGTCAAGTTGCCACCTTTTGTTAGGTGGCTTCTGACCAAAATTTCTTCGTCAAGTTTCTTCCCTTATGTCAGATGAAAAAAACAGAGAAGACGCAAGTCTTCTCTAGATGAGTGCCAACTCATCTCTGTTCTATCGCAAATGATTATTTGTATTTCTTGGGTATTGGACCACGTCTGAATGACTTGGGTGATACACATTGGATGTTGTGATCTCGTATCACTGTGACCTTGAAATTGCAGGTGTGTTGATTGCCACCTGGACAACTGCCCGCTGATCCCACATAACCACGTCTCTTGCCTCGTCGCTCACATTCAAATTGCCCATAAGGCATGATCAGTTGATGGAATTTCAATCTAAGCACTGACGGTGTGTCCTGTTGATGTGACGAATGCTGATCTCCTTGCCAATTCGTTCTCTGATGCCACCCTCACGTCATAGTTGGTTCCAGCCACCAATGGGCTGATGAAGAAAAATGTGTCTGATGTTGTTCCTGCCGTGATGTAGTCCGTGTCTGTTGATACCTTGTACTGTATCACGTATCTGTCAAAGAATGGATCTGCGGTGGCAGTCCATGCGGCCTTGATACGATGCACTATTTCCGTGCTACCCACGTAGCCTGTTTGGTTGTCAGTTCCGCTCAATGATTGTCCTGAACTCAACAGTGTTAGATTGGTTGGTGCTGGCACTGACAATGGATCTGGTAGATTCAATGATGGACGAGTGATGTCCGCACTCTTGGCATTGATGGTGTAGATCTCTGGTTGATGCTCAAATCCCGTGATCTGTATATCTCCCTCTGAATTCAAACGAATATCTGTGATACGGAATATGCCATCAAGACCTATGTTCTCTGAAATAACTCTACATAGATCACCCACTGCCACGTTTGATCCTGCTATGGTTGTGGCAAACTGTATCTGCTTGGCATTCCGCGATCTTTTCACGAACACCTCAGCATACTGTAAGGCCTGTTCCCTGTTGGCCACTGTGGGCAGTGATATGTTTGCTTCAAATCTTTGGTTGTTGTCCTCAGAAAGGAACAGGGTGTCGTCCGCTGATCCATCCGCTGGATATATGACCTCGTTGGGTTGATAGTCCGCGTCAGGATCCACGTATGTGACCCTACATCTGTTGATCTTGCTTTCCTTGTTGTCTCCCACCAATTGTATGCCACCCACTATGTTGTCTGCCGTGGCAGTGAATGCCACTGGTGGATCTGATGGTATGGCTTCAATGTCATTGTCATCTCCAGCATTCTCAATCTTGATCTTGAACTTGCCCTGTGTGTAAGGCATGATGCCCCTGAAACCAATCAACAACAATTTACAGTTGTTCATTATGGATTCCTGTGTCTGTACCACGGCATCACAAGTGAATGCCTTGCCTGTTGTGGCATCTGTGTAATTGACCGTTTGGTCGCATTGTAGAGCGGCCTTACGGAACGTGATCCAATCAAATGCGTCATTGCTCAATCCCTTGCCATATCTGGGATTTCGCATATAGTCCAACAACACGTTGGCTGGATTGTTGTTGAAACTGATGGTCTCATTCTCATACAACACCGTGTGATCTTCCACTTCTGGTATGATGATCTCCACCAAGTTGTAGAACGTGGTGTTGAACGTGCCCGCGGTGTAGGGATCAGCGGTGTTGGTGAAATCAATCTTGTAATCTCCAGCGGCCAGGTTGAATGTGTTCTCGTAGGTGATGGTCTTCTGTTTCACTGAACCACCTATGGTGCCCAGTATGGTGTTGGCTCCACCTGATATGAATCCCCCACCTGAATCTGTCAAGTTCATGGCATTGTTGAAATTCACACCCGCGGATGTTGA